GAAGACTGGGGAACCAAGTCGGGTAAGCCGTCTACACAGGGGCCGAAGGCTACTGGCGAGCGCTACTTACCCAAGAAAGCACGTGAGGCTTTGAGTTCGAAGGAATACTCTGCTACAAGCAAAGCGAAACGCGCAGGCACTAAAGCGGGCAAGCAGTTCGTTAAGCAGCCGAAGGCGATAGCGAAGAAGGCAGCTAAATACCGATGACCACTTCTGGCACCAGCACATTTAACCTTAACCTCAACGACCTAGTCGAAGAGGCTTTTGAGCGTTGCGGTGCAGAACTGCGGACCGGCTATGACCTACGTACGGCGCGGCGCAGTCTCAATCTGCTCACTATTGAGTGGGCTAACCGTGGTATTAACCTGTGGACTATCGAGCAAGGCTCAATCCCCATGGTGCAGGGGCAGATTGTTTACGAGTTACCCGTCGATACTATAGACCTACTCGAACATGTCGTGCGCACCCAGACCGGGGAGCAGCAGACCGACATCACAATTAACCGTATCAGCGTCGATACATACTCGACAATCCCAAATAAGAACGCGCAGGGTCGGCCTATCCAAGTGTGGATTAACCGTCAGTCAGGTGCGACCTATCCGGCAGGTGGACGGCCTGCGGGCACTAACTCGACTACGGGTGTCGATCATCCGTCGATTAACGTCTGGCCAGCCCCAGACCAGAGCAATTATTATACTTTTGTCTACTGGCGCTTGCGCCGCTTACAGGATGCTGGTGATGGTGTTACTACGCAAGATATACCGTTTAGGTTCATCCCTTGTATGGTGGCTGGTCTCGCGTATCACCTATCCTTGAAAATTCCCGGCGCGCTTGAGCGTTCTGTGGGGTTGAAGATGCAGTACGAAGAACTCTGGCAGCAGGCTGCTGATGAGGACCGCGAGAAGGCACCATTACGCCTTGCGCCTCGTCAGTATTTCCGGTGACGTGTGCCTAATCGGTTTGCATCTGGTAAATGGGCAATCGCCCAGTGCGACCGTTGTAACTTCCGCTATAAGCTGAAGGAACTCAAGCGGCTCGTCATCAAGACCAAGAACGTCAATATTCTCGTATGCCCCACATGTTGGGAACCGGACCAGCCGCAGCTTCAGTTGGGTATGTACCCCGTTGATGACCCACAAGCACTGCGCAACCCACGCCCAGACAACAGCTACTACCAATCGGGCCTCAACCCGAACAACAACCCGAGCGATGGTAGCCGTATAATTCAGTGGGGCTGGAACCCTGTTGGGTTAGATAATCCTTTGGGTTTATTTGGTCTTCCAAATACGCTATTAGGTAGTGGTCAAGTAGGGACCGTAACAATTGAGACGGAGAATTAGTGATGGATAAGAAAGATTTGAAGCAGGACAAGGCTACCGCAGCGAAGGCCGTGCACAAGCACGAGCGCGCAATGCACAAGGGTAAGCCTCTGACTAAGATGGCCAAGGGCGGCAAGACCAACGCACAGATGGGTGCAATGGGCCGTAACCTAGCCAAAATCGCAAACCAGAAGAAATCTTCACGGGGTAAATAATATGGCTAAGGACAACACAGGCTGGCCGTTTCTTGGTGCGGGTGAAAACCCGCTTCCTTCACGTGCGAAGCAACCAATGAACTATACGGTCGATATGGGTAACAACGGGTATCCTAACAATATCGCCAACACTCAGACTGTGAAGACTCGCGGTACGGGTGCGGCAACTAAGGGTACGCATAGCAGCAAGAAGTTGGCATAATGAATTACGCTGAACTGTTCGAGACAATCAAGGGGTACGTCGAAAACGACTTCCCCAACACTTCGTGGACCGGCTCTGACGGTACCACTCCGGTGACTTTGACGTCTACCGAACAGATCAACACGTTTATCGAACAGGCTGAGCAGCGCATCTTCAACACGGTGCAGCTGCTTGACTTGCGTAAGAACGTGACGGGTAACATGACGTCAGGTAACAAATACCTTTCGGTGCCTTCAGACTGGCTGGCTAACTTCTCCATGGCTGTCATCGACGCTACTGGGCGTTACGAGTATTTGCTCAACAAGGACGTCAGCTTTATCCGGCAGTCGTTCCCTAACCCAGACGATGAAGGCATACCTACACACTACGCCTACTTTGACGAGAACTCGTACATCTTGGGGCCGACACCAGACGCTAACTATGAAGTCGAACTGCACTACTTCTACTACCCAGAGTCCATTGTAACGGCTGGTACAAGCTGGTTGGGTGATAACTTTGATAGTGCCCTGCTTTATGGTGCGCTTATTGAAGCGTATATCTTCATGAAGGGTGAGCAGGATATAAACGCTGAATACCAGAAGCGTTACACTGAAGCGATGGCACTACTCAAACAGCTTGGTGAAGGTAAGAACCGTCAAGATATGTACCGTACTGGCCAAATACGCCTACCAGTTTCATAGGGAATAACTAGATGTTCGATGCAGTTTCAGCTACCATAGGCAATGTTATGGTTATGACAACCGAAGGCCGTGGTTTCACGCCCGAGGAGATTGCAGAGCGTGCGCTAGATAAAATTATCTATGTAGGTAGTGAAGCACACCCTGCTATTCGTGACCAAGCGGAAGCCTTTAAAAATAGCATCCGTCAGGTACTTGTGCATTATATGCACGAGGTCGTGCGGTCACATAACGTAACTCTGGTTAACAAGTTTAAACAGGCAGGGTATCCAGAGCTTACCTCGATACTCGATACATAAGGAGGCCATGATATGCCAATTACACAAGCAATGTGCACTAGTTTTAAAGCCGAGCTTATGCTCGCTGTACACGACTTTCGCGTAACAGGTGGTGACACTTTCAAGCTCGCGCTCTACACTTCGTCGGCTTCGATTGACGCCAACACGACTGCATATACTGCGTCTAACGAAATAACTGGCACTAACTACACCGCTGGCGGTGGGACGTTAACAAATCTTGGTGTCGTAACTTCAAACAATACCGCGTCTACAGGTACTGGGTTTACGGACTTTTCTGACCTTACCTTTGCTAATGCTACAATTACTGCTCGCGGCGCGTTGATCTATAATAACACGCCTTCGGCTAACTCTAACGCTAACACCACGCTGACGAACGCTGCTGTGTGCGCGCTGGACTTTGGTTCGGATAAAACATCGACAGACGGCGACTTCACCATCGTATTCCCCACGGCAACAAACACGACCGCTATTATCAGGATTGCGTAAGCGTGAGCGGTACGGACCCTCGCTGGCTAAAGATAGCCGAGAAACTTGAAGGGACTAAGGAAATCCCCGGCCCTGCGCATAACAAGGTCATTCTCGGGTGGCTGGAGAAGTTGCGTGCTTGGTGGCGGAATGACGAGACTCCTTGGTGCGGTGTGTTTGTTGCACATTGCATGGATGAAGCAGGTCTTCCTTATCCGAAGCTCTATATGCGTGCTAAGGAATGGGCTACTTACGGCTCGCTTATACGCCGCGACCGTCTGGCCCCAGGTGCTGTCCTTGTGTTTGACCGCGCAGGTGGAGGGCATGTAGGTTTTTATGTTGGTGAAGATGCTGGGCATTATTATGTGCTTGGCGGGAACCAAGGCAATGCCGTCAATATAGCGAAGCTGGGTAAGTCCCGGCTAGTCGCGTGTAGGTGGCCTAAGGGTGAGCCTGTTATTGGCGGATATGTATTTATGAAGGGTGGAAAAGTCTCCACTAACGAAGCGTAAAGGAAAACGTAATGAATAAGAACGAAATCTATGGCGTTGTACGTACTGTCCTCGCCGCCATTGGGGGCTATTTTGCAGGTCAGGGTATAATTGACTCCGAAACTGCTGTTGCCCTTGCAGGTGCCGGTGCTACTATTGCGGCTGCAGTGTGGTCCATCCGGTCGAAGCGTGAGGTTACGCAGGATTAATTATGGCACTTGTTCTCGCTGACCGCGTAAAAGATACGACCACCACTACAGGCACCGGGACGGTTACGCTCTCTGGTTCGCCTCCTACTGGCTTTCAATCTTTCGCGGTCATCGGGGACGGGAATACCACTTTCTACACAATATCCAACGGTTCCCAGTGGGAAGTGGGTATTGGGACGTATACGGCTTCAGGCACGACACTTGCTCGTACCACTGTGCTAGAGAGTAGCAATTCCAATACGGCTGTTGACTTTTCAGCCGGTGTTAAAGATGTATTCGTAACTTACCCCTCAGACCGTGCGATTTACAGTAGTGGAAGCACGGCGCTGTCTATTCCCGCCCCCGGCACTTCTGGGAACGTCTTGACTAGCAATGGCACGACGTGGACATCCGCAGTGGGTAGCAGTGGGACAGTTACATCCGTTGGCGGAACAGGCACGGTCAATGGCATAACGCTCACTGGCACTGTTACAAGCACTGGAAACTTAACGCTTGGCGGCACTCTTTCCGGTGTTAACCTGACTTCACAGGTAACGGGAACACTTCCTGTAGCTAATGGCGGAACAGGCAGGGCAACACTTACAGCAAACAACGTAATTTTAGGTAATGGAACTACAGCGGTTCAGTTGATTGCCCCCAGCACATCTGGCAACGTATTAACCAGCAATGGGACAACATGGACTTCGGCAACGCCAGCCGCTTCACTTGCAGGCGACACTGACACCGCTACGCCGTTTGAAACATCGCTCGGCCATCAAGCGGGTAATGTTAACACGGGTGTCAGAAATACTTTTATAGGCTATCAAGCTGGTCTTGGGAACACCACTGGTGCAGACAATGCCGCGTTAGGCTATCTGGCGCTTAACGCTAACACGACTGGCATCCAAAATACAGCCGTTGGTTCACAGGCCCTTCTCCTTAATACTATTGGCGGCAACAATGTCGCTGTCGGACAGTATGCACTAAGTGACAACACCACTGGCAGTTCTAATACTGCGCTTGGTCGCGTGGCGCTCACTGCTAACACAACAGGCTCTTTTAATACCGCAGTCGGCACTAACGCTCTTGGTGGTAATACTACTGGCAACGCCAATATTGCAATTGGCGTTGATACCCTAAATGCTAACACTACAGGCATAAACAATGTTGCCATGGGCAACGACGCCCTTGGTGCAAGCACCACTGCAAGCGAGAACGTAGCTATCGGCCACAACGCGCTATTTGCTAACACCACAGGCAGTAGCCTTGTTGCGATTGGCGCTCTCGCTTTGGATGCAAATACTACTGGCGCCGGCAATGTCGCTGTAGGTACGAGTGCACTTGGCGCGAACACTATAGGTAGTAGTAACATTGCCGTTGGCGCTTCTGCGCTTGTCGCAAATACTACCGGCAGCAATAATGTTGCATTAGGCGACATTGCGATGCAGTCTAACACGACTGGCGCTACCAATGTTGCTGTGGGCTCCGCCGCCCTTAGGGCCAATACCATAGGAACCGACAACGTAGCTATCGGGTTCGATGCACTGCGTGTTAACACGACGGGTATTAATAACGTAGCTGTCGGGAGAGATGCGCTGCGTGGTAACACGACTGGCACAAACAATACTGCGGTAGGTTTTAATACTGGTGACAAGATAACCACTGGTACGCAAAACACTACTCTTGGCGCGGCGGCTGGCTCAAGCGGTACAAATGACCTAACGACTGGCAGTAACAATACCATAATCGGCTACAATGCAGCATCGTCTACCGCGACCATTAGCAACGAAATCACGTTGGGTAATAGTAGCATTGCTACGCTGCGCTGTCAGGTCACGACAATTACTGCCCTGTCCGACGCCCGTGACAAGACTAACATAGACGACCTCGACGCTGGCCTAGCTTTTATTCAAACTCTACGCCCTGTGCGTTTCGATTGGGCCATGCGCGACGGAGGTAAGGTCGGGGAAGAGGATACTGGCTTCATCGCGCAGGAATTACAGTCAGCGCAGCAAATTACAGGTGTTAATATCCCCGGTCTCGTATACGAGAATAATCCTGACCGACTAGAAGCTGGTTACAGCAAACTGCTGCCCATCATGGTGAAAGCAATCCAAGAACTTTCCGCCGAAAGGCCCATCATCATGAAGATAATCCAAGAACTTTCTGCTGAGGTAGCCGACCTCAAAGCACAGATAAAAGGAGCATAATATGGAACAAACCGCAGAACAGATCGCGCAACACTATAGCGCCATGGGCGACAGCGTGTGGCTCATCAACGCAATTATAGCTGGCGAGCAGATGGCCGACAAGGTTGAGGCAGAGCGCAAGGATACCGTTGAGCGTAATGTAGCGCATCTCGAACTTATGCGGGCCAAAGACTTCTGGACTAACGAGGACATGACCGCTGTTGACGCTGCTATCGTTGCAGGCAAGGCGTATGTCGGATAATCCTCAGCCACGCAAAGTACTAATTGCCACACCATCTCTTGATGGCAGGCTTGACGTTTGGTACACAAACTCGCTCGTTAACACGATACGTCTGGCTCAGGCGGCGGGTGTCTTTGTGCATCCAGTCTTTATGTCCTACGACGCGCTTATCCAGCGTGTACGCAACGATCTTGTCGCTCTTGCCGTGAACGGCGAATATGATGATATGATTTTTATAGACAGCGATATGGAGTGGGAACCACAGTGGGTCATGGACCTCCTTGACCGCGAGGAAGATGTGGTTGGTGGGACGGCGCGCAAGAAAACAGACGACGCTGAAATTTACGTCGGTAAGACTGACGACCTGTCTTACCACGACAACGGCCTCATAAAATGCAAAAGCCTCGGCACTGGGTTTGTGAAGCTATCTCGTAAAGCATTTACCGCTGTGTGGGACGCCAGCCCTGAGTACCAGAACGAGGGGCGTATATGTCGCATGGTATTTGATGTGCAGATCGTTGACGGCCAGCTTTACTCTGAGGACACTGTGTTGTTCCATAAGTTAGGTGACCTCGGCTTTGACTGCTGGATGGACCCGCACATGACTTGCGCGCACATTGGCACAAAGAAATTTGTCGGGGACGCAGCTGCGTTTATTAATAATGCTACGGCAAACACATAATAGCTATAAGTAGCCCCCAAGAAAGGAGGGAATACTAATGTTCGGTTTTTCCCCCTTTGCTACTACTCCCTTTGCCGCTCTAGGTAGTACTCGTGTAGAAGTAACTCTCGTTGGTGTTTCTGCTTCTGCGCTCGTTGATAGCCCGACTGTATTAACCACTACAAACGTTACGCTTTCTGACGTATCTGCCTCTGCTCTTGTTGGTAGCCCAGTTGTATTAACTGGTAGAAATGTCGAGCTTTCTGGTGTTTCTGCTTCTGCGCTCGTTGATAGCCCGGTTGTATCCGCCGCTTCAAACACTACGCTTTCCGGTGTATCTGCTTCTGCTCTTGTTGATAGCCCGACTATATTCACCAATGCAGCTGTTATACCTTCCGGCGTTGAAGCTACGGGTGTTTTAGGTACTGCGGACGTTAAAGCAACGGCACTAGTCGTAGTAAGTGGGATAGAGGCATCGGCTTCTTTAGGTACTGTTACACCTCGCACCGGCAATACTGTATTAGTAACTGGCGTATTGGGTACGGGGAATACGGGCACCGCCTCTGTAAAAGCTAAGGCAGCTACCACGCTAACTGGAGTTTCTGCCTCCGCTTCAGCTGGGTCCGTAACGGTGCGGGGTGTATCCTCCGTATCTGTCACAGGCGTAAATGCTACCGTAACTCTAAGCAGCGTTACTACAAAGGTTTCTAAACTAGTTTCTCTCGTAGGTGTAGAGGCTTTAGGAGAAGTTACTTCCCCCACCTTTAAGAGTACTGCGAATGTGCGCCCCACAGGTGTACAGGCGCTTGGGCAAGTTACTACGCCGCTGATCTGGTCAGTTATTAATGACAACCAGACACCGAACTGGCAACCAGTTAACGACAGCCAAGCAGGTATATGGAATGCCGTAGAAGCTAACCAGACACCAAACTGGCAACCAGTTGATGATGCACAAGGCGGAGTATGGACGCTTGTAAATGAAGGTAGTATAGTGGTATGGACCGAGATAGCGACGTAAGGAATAGATATGGTAAGTACGTATAGCAACCTCAAGATACAGTTGATGGGCACGGGTGATAACAATACCACGTGGGGTGATGTAACTAACCTTAACCTCGGTACCGCTATCGAGGAAGCCGTTGTTGGCTCCGCTGACGTTACGTTTGCCAGTGGTAATGTAACGCTTACACTAACTGATACTAATGCTTCACAGACCGCACGAAACCTACGACTTCGCTGTACAGGGACTACTGCCGGGGCGCGTGACTTAATCGTGCCTGCTATCGAGAAAGCGTACATAATTCGAAACGACTGTGCGGATACTATTACAGTAAAAAACGCTACAGGTACGGGTGCCGCTGTTTCAGCAGGTAGCACTGTATGGGTGTATAACGATGGGACTAATGTAGCGTCTTTTGCGGGCACCGTGACTAGCGTAAATGCCTCTGGCGGCTCAACAGGCTTAACTTTCACTGGGGGGCCAGTAACTTCTTCAGGTACCCTTACAGCCGGAGGCACTCTAGCTGTAGCTAGCGGAGGCACAGGTGCTACCACAGCGGCCAGTGCACGGGTCAATCTGTTACCTACCTATGCAGGAAATATAGGGCGTGTACTTACAGTCAGTTCTGGCGGCACTGATGTCGAATGGGCCACTGCTAGCGCAGGCACCGTGACCTCGGTAGGAGGCACTGGAACGGTCAACGGTATTACTCTGACGGGGACAGTCACCTCATCTGGATCACTTACCCTTGGCGGAACGCTGTCTGGCGTTAGCCTAACCACACAGGTTAGCGGCACCTTGCCCGTAGGTAATGGTGGTACTGGGTTGGCTACCACACCCACAAATGGCCAACTCCTCATCGGAAACGGCACAAACTTCTCCCTTGCCGCGCTGACTGCTGGTGCAAATATAACCGTCACGAACAGTGCTGGCGGGATAACTATAGCTACTTCGTTTGAAGGTGACACTGACACCGCTACGCCTTTCGAAACGTCGATTGGATATCAGGCGGGTAACGTCAACACAGGCGTCAACAACACTTTTATAGGCTATCAGGCTGGCCTAGCGAACACCACTGGCACAGGCAACACCGCGGTCGGCTATCAGGCGCTTGATGCGAACACGACTGGTGGTAGCATTGTCGCCGTTGGTTCTAGTGCCCTTACGGCGAACACTACAGGTTTTGCCCTCATTGCGGTTGGCTCCAGCGCCCTATTCTCAAATACTACCGGCAGTAACAACGTAGCAGTAGGCAGCGGTGCTCTACGGGACAACACTACTGGCGCTACCAATGTCGCTATGGGCAACAGCACCCTACTAGCCAACACTACTGGTCAATCCAATTCAGCGTTTGGCCATAGCGCTCTCAATGCAGTCACAACAGGTGGTAACAACACTGCAGTTGGCCGCGATGCTGGGGACAAGATAACTACTGGCCAACAGAACACCCTTCTCGGCGCGTCTGCTGGCTCAAGCGGCACAAACGACCTAACGACTGGTAGCAATAACACCCTCATCGGCTTCGATGCCGCTGCAACAAGCGCGAGTGTCAGTAACCAAATTACACTCGGTAACAGCAGTATTGCCACGCTGCGCTGCCAAGTTACGACGATTACCAGCCTGTCTGATGGCCGCGACAAGACCGATGTGGCCGATCTAGATGCTGGCTTGTCCTTCGTCGAGGCCATGCGCCCCGTTCGGTTTACTTGGGCTATGCGTGATGGGGGTAAGGTTGGCGAAGAAGACACCGGCTTCATAGCGCAGGATTTGCAAGCTGCAATGGCCGAAACCGGAATTGACGTACCGGGGCTTGTTTACGCCGATAACCCAGATAGGCTGGAAGCCGGTTACAGCAAACTACTGCCTATCCTTGTGAAAGCAATCCAAGAACTTTCTGCTGAGGTGGCCGACCTCAAAGCACAGATAAAAGAAGCATAACATGAAGCAGACTCAATCATCCCGACGGGCGGTTCCGTGTCAATAACTTACGTAAGGTAGACGCGTATGGCCTTTATCAAGCTCCAGTTCAAACCCGGTGTTAACCGCGACCAGACCGACTACTCGAATGAAGGTGGATGGTATGAGTGCGATAAAATCAGGTTTCGCTCAGGTTATCCTGAGAAGCTGGGCGGCTGGGTCAAGGCTACTCCCAGAGCTTTTGTTGGCACATGCCGCCAGATGTGGAATTGGGTCACTACGTTCTCGGATGACTTTCTTGCTTTAGGTACTAACGAAAAAGTATATATTGAGGTTGGTGGCTACTTTAACGACATCACACCGTTTACCACTGCGCTAGCAGGGTCAAACACGTTTGCGGTAACCAATGGTGTTGCGCTCGTCACGGTGACCACAACTAGCTCGCTACCTGACCAGCTTGTAACTGGTGAACCGGCGCTCATTGCCGGGTTTGCTTCGCCTCTTGGCGGCATCCCTATTACCGAGCTAAACGGTGCCCGCACGATTACTAAGACGGGGGCCAACAGCTTTACGTTTACCACGGCGACGGCTGCTACTTCTACTACTTCGGTTAGTGGCGCGGGTTACACCGTGCAGCCTGAAATCGCGCCCGGTAACGCAATTACGTTGGGCGGCTATGGTTGGGGCGCTGGCACTTGGGGGCGTGATGCTTGGGGGCTTGGAACCGCAGGCGCTCCTATTCTTTACCCACAGCGCGACTGGTGGTTTGATAACTTCGATAACGACCTTGTGATGAATATCCGCAATGGTGCTATATATTGGTGGCAGAGGGGCAGTACGGTTGACCCCCAAAGCGCGCTTGCTACCCACGCAGTCACACTCTCCTCGCTAGCTACGGCAGCAGGTTATGACCCCGATGCAGTGCCAGTTAAGGTTATGCAGGCTCTTGTATCCCAGCAAGACAAGCATCTAATTGCTTTTGGTGCAGTACCTTTCGGCTCGACCAACCCGGATACTTTTGACCCCCTACTTATACGCTGGGCGGACCAAGACACGCCTGAAGATTGGACACCGGCAACCACCAATACAGCAGGTTTTCTACGTGTTTCGCGTGGTTCACGGATTATACGCGCTCTTCCTACTCGGCAGGAAATCCTCGTTTGGACGGATACTAACTTATATACGCTCCAGTTTCTTGGTACAACCGACGTGTTTGGGCTGCAAGAATATGCGGACAACATATCAATCATGTCTTCCCGTGCAGTGGCGTCCGCTGCCAACATAACTTACTGGATGGGGCAGGATAAGTTCTATGCGTATACCGGACGCGTTGAGACGCTTCCATGCACCCTTCGTAATCACGTATTTAATAACATTAACCTAGCTCAGTCCGACCAGATCATTTGCGGTACCAACGAGCAATGGAACGAGATATGGTGGTTTTACCCCACTACCGATAGCGACTATAATAATGCCTATGTAGTCTATAACCACCTCGAACGTATTTGGTATTACGGGTCTATTGAGCGCACGGCATGGTTGGACAACGCACTTCGGTTCTACCCGCAAGGCGCAAACACAGTGGGCGGTACTAGTGTGGGGTACTTATATAACCACGAGGACGGTATTAACGCTGACGACGAGGCTATGGTAAGCTACATCCAGTCAAGTGATTTTGACCTTGATGACGGCGACCAGTTCATGCTTACACGGCGCATATTGCCAGATATTGCGTTCAGTGGTTCAACAGCTGCCGCGCCGGAGGTAACGCTTACGGTACGTCCCCGCAACTTCCCAGGTTCTACTTTCTCTGGTGACCCTGCGGATACCCAGCACGTTATTGAGAGTTCAGTTGGCGTCTATACAGGACAAGTGTTTGTACGTGCCCGCGCTCGTCAAATGGCACTAAAGGTGCAGTCAGAAAACTTAGGTGTGCAGTGGCAGCTTGGTGCCCCTCGTATTGATGCTCGCTCGGATGGACGTCGATAATGGCACTCGATAGGTTCAAAGCTGCGCCACTACCCAACCCCCCGTCAGAATATGATGCGCAATATATACGGCAGGTTATCCGCGTGCTGGAAACGTACTTCTCCCAGTTGGACTCACGTGCGGGTAACAACGCGCAAACCTACACAGCCGATTTCTTCTATGGGAGTGGGGTGCATCTCTCTTTCCCATATGGGCAGTTCCAGAGCCAGACCGACCAGACCGCAGCCGCGATAGACGTTGCCTATGCTATTACTTACGACCAGTCAGACTTTCTGGATGGCGTTACGCTCAGCAGTGGCTCTCGTCTCACAGTGCCGACCGAGGGCGTGTACATCGTTAACTACAGCATCCAGTTCAAAAACACGACCAACGACATACAAGACATTGATATCTGGCTGCGCAAAAACGGAACTGATATTCCCGACACCAATAGCCGGTTCTCTATCTCGGCACGTAAGGGTTCTGGTAATCCATCACATCTTATCGCTGTAACACCCATCATGGTTGAGTTAGCTGCAAACGACTATATCCAAATCATGTGGCATGTCACAGACACGGGTGTGTCTATAGAACATTTCCCAGCGGTAACCGCTGTTCCGGGTACAACTCCTGCAATCCCTGCTACACCTTCGGTTATCGTGCAGGTTGAATTTATGTCAGAGATTGCATGACGTGTAGTTAGGGTATTTTATTTTTTGGTAGTTTAGTGCTATAGAAGTAAGAACAAGGTAGGAATTAGCATGATGGACGTACAAACGGCTCCGCCAACATACGCAGCGGCAGGATACCCAGCCCCACCAACTGGTAATCCGCCTGTGCTTGGTCAGCAAATTCCAGGTATGACCGGTGGTCTCCCTGCGCAAAGTGGATTGCCTGTAACTGCAAACCCGATGGCACGTCAGCTACAGAGCTACGGTCGTGGCGACGACTCCATGCTTATCCATATGACACCAGAGGAGGTTAACAGCCTTCAAGGTCTGGCTATGGCGCATGGCGGCTCACTTACTATTAACCCAGATACTGGCCTGCCCGAAGCTGGCTGGCTTGGTAAACTTCTCCCAACCATCCTTGGCGCGGCCCTAGCGGCTACTGGCGTTGGTGCTCCCCTTGCTGCTGGTATCGTAGGCGCAGGACAGTTCGCACGCACTGGTAGCTTGAGGAAAGGCTTGATGGCTGGTCTCGGTGCCTTCGGTGGTGCAGGTATGGCTGGTATGGCTGGGCTTGGTGGTTCTATTTCCCACAACGGGCTTGGGCTTCTAAGTGATAAGGCTGGTTTCTTTGGCGCTAATATGGGTCTTGGCTCTATTGCACCTGCTGTACCAGTTGCTGTTACCCCTGACACTCTTAGTAATCTTGCTAATACACCAGTAACACCAACAGTAGACATTCCAGCATCCGGCATCGCCGGTGGTCCGGGAGCCACTACACTAGGTCCGCCAGCAGCGGCAGCGCCTACGGCAGTTAATCCCGTTGTAGACGCACCAAAAGCCTTTGCGGAGTTGATGTACGGCGGTGGACCTCCTGCGCCAATAAAAGGCGCTCAATTCACAGGTGGCTTAGGTTCGCGCTTCGGTCAGGCTGTGCGCGCTGGTCTTCCTGCCGGTACTCCGGGTATGATTTCTAAAATGGCTCCTATGATGGCAGGTATGGGTGCACTAAACAACATCTCAGCTGCATCGCAGCCTAATATGAAGCAGTATAATCCTGACGATGAAGAGGGTTACAAATTTAATTACGAAGGTCCGTACCGCACTATACCACGTAAGGTTGACCCTAGGGTTGAAGGCGAGGGTGAAATCCAATTCTTCGATGAAGTCAACCCAATCGGCTTCTTAACTGCAAAAGGCGAACGTCGCGGGTATGCAGAAGGCGGAGAAGCGAAAGAAGATGAGAACAAGTCGGATGGGTTTGATCGCAACGCAGCGGTACAAAGTCTTAACAGCCATTTTTACACCGCACGTAAGGAGCTAGGTGACGATGCACTACGCGCTGCGGGTGTCACACCTCGGTTTTTTTCCACCCTGCAAGGTGACTTACGTAAACTTCAGACGGACAATGCTGCGACAGCGGAGCAGCATAAAGCTGCGTATTCTGAAGCAATCGCCAAACTCAACAGCATGCTTCCTCCTAGTTATATTCTCAGCAAAACACAGGCGGCGCGCTCAGGCTCAGTTGATGAAAATGGGGTTAATCGCAATCTTGACCCAAGCTACTTATCGGATAAGTTTGATCGCAATGCAGCGTACCAGAAGTTTAACGAGGCATCGGCGAACCTGCGTAAGGAGTTCGGCCAAGATAAACTAAATGATGCAGGTATTACATCTAAGTTTATAGCCGGTTTGCAAGGTGATTTTAGGAAACTCCAGACTAACAACGCTTCGACACCGGAGCAACACGCTGCTGCATATTCCAATGCGATGGCTAAAATTAACAGTATGCTTGCCCCTAAAAAACCTGATGCGGATACAGGCGGCGGAACAGGTGGAACAGGCGGAACAGGTGGAACAGGTGGAACAGGCGGAACAGGCGGAACAGGCGGAACAGGTGGAACAGGCACTACGCCTCCCGGAGATAAAATCTCAGTCGATACACTCAACACGACTATTAAACCTGATATGGGCGAAGTTATTCCGGGCACTGGTACGGGCGCTACGCTTGGACCTAAGGGAGACTTGCCACCTGAAAAGACCATATCGGTAAATACACTAGGTACGACTATTACCCCCACTATGGGCGGAGTTACTCCGGGCACTGGTACGAACGCTACGCTTGGCCAACGTACGCTGTCTGAAGGCGCTACCCAAAGTGGTGCCGGGCTTGAGGTGCTTAAGGACACTTACACGCCTAAGTTTACTCAGCTGGATAATTTTACCACTACAAAGCGTGACCCATACACGATGGGTTCGGAACTGGATGCACTACAACAAACCGCTACCGACCGTTACCAAACGTCACCCGGTGCAATTACTGCGTCACGTACTTACGTAGGTGGTTCTCCATCGGAGCGCATTCGCGCTGCCGCACAAGCTAGGGCCGCTGCCGCTGCCGCCGCTGCTGCCGCTGCGCAGACTAACCCTGCCGCTGCTCCTGTTGCTTCTACCAATGCCGCTGGAACTTCAACCTTCACAAACCCCTATAACGAGCTAAATTTTATCGGTACTTCGGGTAACCCTGCAAATAACCCCAACTACATTCCTCCAAACTCTGGGAACAATAGTGGTGCCTACACTAGTATATACAATGGGCAGGTAAACCAGAACGCCGGTACGGCTATGGACACTGGGAATGTTGGTGGCGAGATGAACTACGGCTTTGTCAATCCGGCATCTGTGGCACCTGCGGGGGCTGTGGGGCAAAATTATAACGGTGTTAACCCAGCGTCGCTAATTGGCACAGATGAGTTCTGGAATGCCCTTGCTGCACGCTATGGTGGCGGTAATCGTACAGAGTTTTCAGAGAACCAAAACACCGTAGAGCGCGCTCGCGGTGGACCAATTAATATGCGCGACGGTGCCTTTGTAGTCGATGCCCGTACGGTTTCTGAACTAGGCAACGGAAGCAGCAACGCAGGTATGGAACTCCTTGCTCGGCTAGGTGGACGCCCTCTGCACGGCCCCGGTGACGGGGTTAGCGACTCAATCCCAGCGCGGATCGGTGGCAGGCAGGAGGCACGTGTAGCGCGTGACGAGGTAATTATGCCCCCCGAAGCTGTACGCCGTATAGGTAAAGGTAGCGAAGCGCGTGGCACTAAGAAACTATATGCCCTTATGGATAAGGCCCATAAAGCACGGAAAAAAGCAAAGCGTGGGCAGGATACAAAAGTGGCTAGAGGACTAGCATGACAGCCGAAATTGAACAAGACCTACCACCGTGGGACCAAAGGGTAGCTAGTTACCAAGATATGTTTCTTGGTAACGAAGATGCTATACATTTTATGCTTGTGCTCAGTTCGTGGTCGCACCTATACGACGACCTAATTGACCAAGATAAAGAAATCCATCCAGATTTTATCCATAAAGTTATGTGGGATATTATGGTGGGTTTACCTATGAACAAGTTTTATATTGCGTACGCCCACTTGTTGGCACCTGTCATGGCAACAGGTATTCTAAACTGGCGCGGTGCTAATGCTATGGAAGCTAGCGGTAGTCAAGAAGAGCTATACATTTCTCATGCTACCCGCTACTCTATCAACGACTTAGCATTAATGATAATGAACATACTGGGGGGACCGACGCACGCAGCGCTTTATGCCCGGGATGCACGCTTATCATTCCAACGTGATACAATCGCCCACTATATGAGGGAACAAGGCTATGAGTGACTCGGGAGGTTCTAGCGCACCAACTCAGCAGAACGTAACGCAGACTACGAATACCATACCAGAGTACGCACGTCCGTACTTTGAGAATGTGATGCAGCGCACACAGGCGTGGTCCAATCAGGGCTACACGCCGTATCCGTATGAGCGCATTGCTGGCTTTACACCTGCTCAAGAACAAATTCAGCAAAACTACCTTAATATGGGTGCGCCACGGCAGTTTGCCGACGCTTCGGGCTTAGCGGCTCTTGCGGGTCAAGGTTCTATGCGTTCAGCGGACTATAACCCCGCTCAGTTTACTGCACAGCAAGTCGGTCTGCCTGAGTTGCAGCAGTACCGTATGCAAGACCCCGGTATGGTCAATGCAGGTAATTACACAAGCGGACAGATGACTGCCGCGCAGACGCAGTACCAACCCAACTTTACTGCTTATCAGATGCAAGAACCCGGCATGGTTAATGCAGGTAATTATACGGCTGCGCAAATGCGCGCCGCGCAGACAAACTTTACGCCTGAATTAACTGCTTATCAGATGCGCGACCCTAGCATGGTCAATGCTGGTAATTATACGGCTGCACAGATGCGCGCCGCGCAGACAGATTTTAGGCCCGACCTAACTGCGTATCAAATGCAAGAACCCGACATGATTAATGCGGGTAATTACACAGCTGCACAGATGCGCGCCGCGCAGACAGACTTTAGGCCCGACCTTACCGCTTACCAAATGCAGGGGCCAGACAGCGTAACCCAGCAGGGTATGGCTGAGCGTTATATGTCGCCATATATGCGCAACGTACTTGACGTACAAAAGCGCGAAGCAGTTACCGATGCACGTAAGGGGCAGATAAACCAAGACCTCGGTGCTGCACGGCAGGGTACCTATGGCGGTGCTCGTCAACTTCTCGCTTCTATGGAACGCGAACGTAATCTTGGCCAGCAGATGGGTGACATCGAGGCGCAGGGCATGCAGAGTGCATATAGTTCGGCTATGCAGCAGTTCAACGCCGAGCAGGCTATGCAGCAGCAGGCTGAACAGGCAAACCTCCAGTCTAGGCTAGGTGTGCAGCAGCTGGGAACCCAGACAGGGATGCAGACGGCATTTGCTAACCTAGACGCCGCTAGCCAGTCTAACGTGCAGAACTTAGCAGCGCAGCTGCAAACTCAGGGACTGAACGCCGATCAAGCAATGCGTGCGGCGTTAGCTAACCAGCAGGCTCAGTCGGCAACAGGTCAGGCCAACTTACAGTCTAGGCTAGGTGTGCAACAGCTAGGAACCCAGACAGGAGCGCAGGCAGCGCTTGCTAACCTCGATGCGGCCAGCCAAGCTAATGTACAAAACCTAGCGGCACAGTTGCAAACGCAAGGTATGAACGCCGACCAAGCGCTGCGTGCAGCACTAGCTAACCAGCAAGCTCAAATGGCCACGGAGCAAGGTAACATACAGTCGAAGCTGGGTGTGCAGCAGCTAGGAACTCAATCGGGTCTACAGGCAGCACTTGCTAACCTTGATGCAGCCAGCCAGTCTAACGTGCAGAACTTGGCGGCGCAGCTGCAAACTCAGGGGATGAACGCCGACCAAGCCATGCGCGCAGCGCTTGCTAACCAGCAGGCTCAAGCAACGACAGGCCAGACAAACTTACAGGCTAAATTAGGTGTACAGCAGCTGGCGGGCCAGACGGGCCTACAGGCGTCACTTGCTAACCTCGATGCAGCCAGCCAAGCTAATGTGCAGAACCTAGCGGCTCAATTACAGACGCAGGGTCTTAATGCTGACCAAGCCATGCGCGCAGCACTTGCTAACCAACAGGCTCAAACGACAACCGGGCAGGCTAACCTACAAGCGGCCCTTGGCACGCAGCAGTTGGGAGCTCAATCAGGTCTACAGGCACTGTTAGCTAACCAGCAGTCGTCGCTTGAAGCGCAGCGCCTCGCAGAGCAGTCTAACCAGTTCGGTGCACAGAACCAACTCGCAGCGTTCGGGCAGGCTGGACAGATGGCGCAGACCCTTGGTAACCTCGGCCAATATCAGCAGCAAGCTGACATACAGCGGCTCGGAGCGCAAAGTACAGCGGCAGCGCAAGCGCAAGCGCTCGAACAGCAACGTCTCGATCAGTATTACGGTGACTTCTTGCGCCAGCGTGACTATCCTATTGAGCAGTTGGGCTATATGAGCAACCTGCTACGCGGTCTACCTGTTGGTCTTAATACAACTAACATCACATACGGACAGACACCGTCTATGGCGTCGCAGGTGCTAGGTACTGGCCTTGGCGCGTTAGGTATGTATAAGACATTGTCCGGTTAAGGAGAGATAAGTTGGCTAAGCCGTTCAGCATTCAAGCACCGGAAGACATCGCTAAAGAATATGCTGGTAACAAGCAGCGTATTGCGCAAGCTGCGCAAATGGGTGTCGTTGACCCTACTGCTGCCGTACTCGCTGGTATGTTTATTGACCGCATGCGCTCCGCGCAGGTTATGGAAGCTGGGCAGCAGCCGACTGTAGCGCAGCAAGTTCTTGGTGGTGCTCCTCCTTCTACGGGTATGGCCCCGCCACCTCAAGGTATGGCTCCGCCTCCGCAAGAGATGCCACCTCAAGGTATGGCTCCGCCTCCTCAAGATATGGGTATGGCTCCGCCTCCTCAAGATATGGGTATGGCTCCGCCTCCACCTGAAATGGATATGGCTCCACAGGGTATGGCCGCAGGTGGCCTAGCTGAACTACCCATTCCTGACGCTATGTTTGATGAGCCTACCAACGGTGGTTTTAACGACGGCTACGCAGGTGGCGGTATGGTTGCGTTTGCTGCTGGTGATACGGTTGACGCAGAGCGCCTACGGCGCGCACTTCTTATGCAGGAAAGTGGGGGCGACTACGGTGTGACTAACGCTGAAGGCAGCGGTGCCATGGGGGCATACCAGTTCATGCCCGACACCGCTAGGGCGCTAGCTAAGCGTATAGGCAAAGAGTATCGTCCAGACTTGATGACCGGCGATAAGGGTAGGTCAAAAGAAGGCCGTGCTTATCAAGAGAGTCTCATGGACGCCCAGATGAAAGACATACTTGCCTACAGCGACGGTGATGTCGGTAAGGCCGGAGCATACCATTTTGCTGGGCCTAATACAAAAGGGCACGGGCCTAAGACACGTAAGTATGAGGAAGACATCCTACGCCGCTACTCCGGTAGTAAGGATACCGGAGAAATGCCCGAACGCGATTTCAGCACTGCCGAAGGACGTTCTCGTTCAGTTGAAGACGAATTCCAAAGTCTGCAGCGTCGGTTTGGCCCGACAGAAAAGCAGAAGGAAGTTGAAGATAGGCGTATGGCCCGCGCTGAAGAAATGGCGTCCGACGAGTATTATGAGAAGCAGCGTAAGGACTCTATGTGGGAGACGCTTGCAAACATTGGCTTCAACATGGCTAGCTCCAAGTCCCCATATCTACTTCAAGCAGTAGGTGAAGCCGCTGCCGCAGCTATGCCGGGTGCACGTGCGGATAAGAAGGAGCGCAAGGCGCTTAAGGATCGTGCTCTCGACATCATGGGCGATATCAACGATAAGAGTAAGAAGGAAAACCTCCAGTTATATGGTATTGCCGTAAATACGGTCAATTCTGGTATGCAACAGAAACAGTTTGAGAAGAAACTGGAGCTCGACGAACGTCAAGTCCAAGTGGCGGAAGACAGGCTTAATGCTGAGATACTCGCTGCAGAAGCTAAGGGCGAAGACGTAAATGATAGGGTCACTAGGTACCTACTAGATTTCGCTCCGGGTACCGTAGAGCACGAAGCGGCTAAGCGCGTATTTGAAGCAAAGCGTCCTCCTTCTGAGGGCGGTGCAAAACCATTCCAAGACGAGCTTGACAAGGTGTTGCCGGGTACCGTTCAGGACGGGTATAAGTTTAAGGGTGGCGACCCATCAATAAAGAGTAACTGGGAAAAGGTGAAGTAACATGGCGGGTCCTTGGGAACGCTACCAGACGAAAAGTTCGGGGGCGTCAAAGCCATGGGAACGCTACGCTGCTCCTGAAAAAGAAGAAGCTGGCTTCTTTGGTTCTTTCTACGAGAGCGCGAAAAAACTACCTGAAATTGCCGATGAAATTGCAGCTTACAGTGCTAACCCAAATGACGAAACACGTCGTGCGCTTATCAAAGCTGGCGAGTCCAAGTACAAACAGGTGGGTGGCTTTGGTAAGGGCGATAACTGGGGGTACTTCAAAGAGCTTCTAGGTAGTTCACTTGGAGAAATGCTTGCACCTGCTGCTGTGGGTATCGGTACTAGCTTTGTTGCCACACCACTAGGCGGTCTCGCTGCGGCTTCTGGTGTAAGCGGCGCACAATATACTGCACAGAACCTTCTTCGTCAGGCACAGGAACAAGAGCAGGCTATTGCCGAGGGTAAAGCGCCGGAAGAAACTTCTGTAGGTAAAGCGTTGGTTTCCGCTGCGGGGCAGACTGCGCTTGATATGGCGGGTGGTAGAGCCTTCTCCGGTATTGCCAAGATGTTCCCATTCATGCGTCCTCTGCTTGGTAAAGCTGGTGGAGAAGCTGCTCAAGAGGCAGGGGAAATTCTTACGGACGCAGCTGCAAGAGGCACCATTAGTTTCTCTAAGGGTGTAGCTAAGGGTGTAGGTAAAGGCGTAGCCTTCGAAGTGCCGCAGGAAGTAGCTCAGTCTGCTATGGAGCGCTGGCAGGCTGGTGTTGCCGTCAACCCATTTACCGATGAAGAGGCTCGTGATGAGTACTTCCAGTCGGCTATTGGCGCTGCGCTTCTAGGTGGTGGCTTCGGTGCAGTTAGTGGCGGTCTGGAGAGCAGGCGTCCTGACACAGGACTTGAGCCAGCAGATGCAGAACCTACATCCCCCAGTGACCTACCCGCTGACGAGCTAGATGCTGCGGTAGCGCAGGTTATTACCACTCCCGAAGATAAAGCCGAGTATGATGAGCTAGTTACACGGTATACCGTTAGTAGTGGTATACCCGAGGAAGAGGCAAAGAAGTACGCGTTTAACGTAATAGCTGAGCGTAAGAAGGCCGAGCGTGCACAACTTGCTCGTGAGACAGGTGTAGACGAAGAAGAGGGAGCAGAGGCGGAAGTAGAAGCTGAAACTGAAACTACAGAGAAAGCTGCGCCAACATTTACCCCCATACCAGCCGAAGAGTTTACGCCTAAAAACGTAGTGGACATGTACCTAGCAGGTGCAGGGCGCGGTGCCTCTCCGTTCGACCTTGAACTACAGCAGTACGTCGCAAACAATATAGACGCGGTTGAGACAGAATTTGCCTCACGTGCACCGGTTGTTGAAGAGGCTGCGCCTGTAGCTGCCGCGCCTGTTGTGCCTACTCAAGCACCTGACGCGGGGCCCATTTTATCCTCTGCTGTAGAACCTGCACCTGCTGTAGAAGTACCGGCCCAACCTGCACCTACTGTAGAACCTGCACCTGCTGTAGAACCTATACCTACTATAGAACCCGCACCTGCACCTGCGATAGAACCAGCACCTGCACCTGCACCTACACCCGTTGTAGAACCCGCGACGTTACGTGCGGTATATGATGCGCCTAATATGACTGCGCGTGTTGAGGCTGCTAAACCTATTGTGTCTAGCATTATAGAGTCTATCCCGGGCATGACGGACGTAAAGTTCCCGACTAAGCTGGTAGGCGCGGTAGCTAGGCAGATAGCTCAGCTTGCTGCTAATCAGCAGACTTTTAACCCTGTACAACTAGTCACCGATGCACTGGTAGCTAGCGGCGTAACTCCTAATCCTGTTGAAGCCGCGCCAGCACCCAAACGGGTCGCGCCAAGTGTAGATGAGACGGTATTACCTCCTACTGCCCCCGCTTTTGAAGAACCTACCGCTGCTCCTGCCGCTGCTCCTGCCGCTGCTCCTGCCGCTGTTTTTGAAGAGCCTATCGCTGCCCCTGCCGTTGAACCTGAGTTTGCAGAGCCGCAGTTTGCGCAGGCTGAACCTGTACGTGGGCCTGTACCGTTTAAGGAAACAGTAGACGAAGCCCTAGCGAGAGGGTTGGAAATAAACAAGGTAGCTCCGGGTGCAGCTAAGAACGCCAAACCCGTACAGCGCGGTAAACAGGGTAATAAGAAAGGCAGGCCAGTAGAAGGCGCTGCCGAGCTAACTGAAGGTATGCGGGCACAGGGGGCATTAAACACCGACCTGCAAGCGGCACTTGATAACCAAGAGATTACCGACGCTGAGATGCGTGAAGTTGTAGATTATATGCGTGCACCGGAGAACCGGCTGCAGCTACGGGAAAAACCTGAAGAGATACGCCCGCAGTGGCGTAGGGTGTTGGACCTTAGTGATAAAGTCGAGCTTCAGCAGCAATTTGTGTATGACCTGCCTACCAAAGACGAAGCTAGGCCCGCTGCACAGGCTATCCTAGACGAGCTAAAGACCAACCTTAACGCAGCGCAAACGGATATTGTAAATAATGCCCGCGCTAAGTTTGATACTGCGCGCACTTCACGTGTAGCAAAACGTCAGGAAGTAGAAGATGCCTTTAAGGCAGGTGAGATAACCGAGCGTGAGCGTCGTGTACAGCTTGGCGAACTACGTATATCCCGCGCCGAAGGTGGTGTAGAGGGTGAAGCCACAGAGCTAGCTCCAAAAGTTATACAGGTAGCCAAGCAGGGACGTAAGTTAAAGCCGGTGCTCGAGCTCCTTGCGCAGCAAGATAGCAAGCTAGGTGAGCTAGCCAGACGCGCACTGCCTATAATTCGGGATATCCCTGTAGTCGTAGCTAGCCCAGACATGATGCGTAGCATGGCGCGTGAACCCGGGAAAAAGAAGCTTGACGATACGACCGTCATAGAAGGTTTGTTTGTCCCCGAACGCAACACCATCTACCTAAACTCTGAACTGCAGTTTGACCACGTGGCGCTGCATGAAGCGCTCCATAGCGTTATAGACGGACATATATCTCGAAACACCCCTGCTGGCAGCGAGTTGAAATCCATCTACGCTATGTTTAAAAAGCTGGCTTCTCCAGAGCAGCAGGCGGTGTACGGGTTTAAAGATGCACATGAGTTTGTAGCCGAAGCGTGGAGTAACGACAGCTTCCGTAACCTGCTACAAGAGCTTACTCCGGTAGAAGCGAAGGCAAAGAAGAACCTACTGCAGCGTATGGTCGATGCCATAAAGCGCGTGTTTGAAAACACATTCGGCTCCAAGAAAGCAGCTGAACCCGTGGTGGACTATGTAGAGCGCGTAATGCGCATAGTGGAAGACGCGGCTGCTGAGCAAGTAGAAAGCACTAAGGGGCCAAGCGCAGCAAAGGCTAAGAATGCGAAGCCCAAGGCCGAAGAGAAGATGGACCGTGGGTTATACAAGGCTCAGATGTCCAACACTGCTACTGGCCTTCTTGACGGCATCGACGAAGCTGTTGCTGGTGCAGAACTTACCAACAAAGAAAAGTTCGGTGCGTTTCAAGAAGCTGTTTACGCTGGTGCAGGTTCGGGACTCTTACCATTCACACCGACATCGGCTATACGCAAAGGCATATCCAACAGACTTCCCGGCTTGGGGTCCATAATTAATGGTATCGACAAACTAGAGCAGAACATGCGCGGCATGCGCACCTCTATGCGCACTGCGCTATCTCGCCGCGTTCGGGAGTTCGAAGACTTTGTAAACAAGAATGGTCAGGGTCTCATGGCCAGCATGATGACTATAGCCCGTGTGAACCGCGTAGACGTAACGGCATATGCTAACCGTGCAGAAGCTTTGGCTAACGACCCTATCATAAGGTTCGAAAAAGCCCGTAACAACGCCAAGGGCGTGACTAAGCGCGAGAAGGCAGTAAACACTGCATGGGACGCATGGGAAGCGCTAGGTAAGCAGCCGGGTGGGCATGCCGTATATAAAAAGGTTCGCCAGTTCTATAAAGATATGCACACTGCGCTGCGCGCTGCGCAGGACCAAGACATACGTAACCTAGGGTTAGACAAAGAGGCTACTGACAAACTTATACGCGAAGCGCGTGGTGATTTAGATGCAGATGAAGACGCAGTCACGGATAAGGACGATGAGAACCCCGGTGTGCCGCAGAAGCTGTTCCCCAAAGAGTACTTTCCGTTTCGTCGCTTTGGTAAATACGCACTTGTCGTAAAGAACGGTAAGCGCGCTGAGCGTGAGCGCTACCACTTTGATACTAAGAGAGAGCGTAACATATTTCAGTTGCAGGTGGCAAAGAAGCTAGGTCTGCAGCGCGGAACCACGGAATACAATAACGCTTTCACCCAGTTAAACTCACTAGAAAACCTACGTGATGACGTTGCGGACAACGAAAGCGCCATGCTAAAACGCATGTTCAAAGTCATAGATAGCGTAGAAAGCGAAGCTACAAACGAGACAGGTGGTGGTAAAGCAGCCAAAGAAAGCCTGAAGAATAAGCTATACCAGACATATCTGCTGACACTGCCGGAGCGCAGCCTTCAGAAGCAGCTTATCCATGCTAAGCTAGTACCCGGGCAGTCTGCGGATGTCTTGAATGTATTCCGTACGTCTGTAGCACAGTACTCAGCTCAGCTACCCAAAGTAGTATATAGCGGCCAGATACAGAAGCAGATTGAAGCTGCGTATGATAGCATCAGTAAAGACATGGACCCTGCAGAGCGGGCTAAGGTTACTACCCTAGTAGATGCCTTTGTAACCCGCGTTCGCGCCACTAACGACACTGAGTCGTATGGCCCAAAAGAGCAGTTCATAAGCAGCTTTACGTTCTTGTCGCTCATGACGTCCATCGCGTCCGCTGCTGTGCAGCCGCTCACACTGCCGTTTCAGGTTATGCCTCGTATGTTTGCCCGTTATGGGTTCAAGGATACTTTTGCTGCAGTAGGTAAGTACACCCCGGTATTCAGCTTGGTGGAAGCAGCGGTAGATGTAGACCCAGTTACTGGTGCACGTACATTGGTGTCACCCACCATAGGCAATACGACGTTCATCAAGAGCAACCCGCTACGTGCGCGGCTGTGGAACGAACTAAACCTAAAGCGCGATTTGTTTTCACAAAAGCAGACCGACATGCTCCTACGCGACAGGCCGACCAAGAAAACATCGCGGGATACAGTAGGACAGAAGCTAAGCGGTGCCTATGAAACAACTGTAGATAAGGCTGGTGCGATATTCAGTTCGGCTGACCAAATTACACGTGAAGTCTCTGGCATGGCGTATGCTGAGCTTGAGTATAACCGCCTGAAAAAAGCCGGTAAGTCGCACGAAGCTGCCATCGAAGGCGCTGTCGAAGCTGCAGTGAATAACACTAACGAGACTATCGGTAACTACACAGAGTTAGAGAAGCTGGGTGTATTCCGTGGTGACCCACTGCGGCGTATGATTGGCTTCCTGCGTACTTACTCCGTGCAGCGCACTGCGTACTATTTCCGCATGCTGAAGGCGCTAACCAAGGGCGACTCTTCACAGAGCAGGCTGCAGGCGTTCAACGAGTTATCAATGGTGGTGACGTTCACGTCAGCAGCTGCAGGTTTCTCCGCTAACTTCGGTTACTCTTTCATATGCGATATGCTCGACCTCATGCTCCCAGCACTGCTGGGTGACGACGAGATGGAAGAGTGGCGCAAGAAAGACCCACTTGGTGCAGATGATGCAGACTATAGGTTCCGGTTTGGGTGGCTACCACAGAACTTCGGTTCGGACTCCACGGCTACTAGGGCTATGCAGAAGGGTTTGCTGTCGGAGCTAACGGGCTGGGACTGGAGTACGCGTCTAAGTCAGAGTAACCTGTGGTTACGTGAAGGTAGAGATGGGGAAACGCTACGCGAAGACGTAGTAAACTTCGCTACTGCCAACCTTGCACCGCAGGTATCACAGAGTGCGAGCATGATCGACGGCATCGACGACCTTGCACGTGGTGAATATTCTAAAGCGTTAACCAAGCTTGTACCGGCAGCTGTGCGCGGTGCTGTTACCGCAGAGCGACAGGCGCGTGAAGGCGATACCACTAAGACCAATAAGACTGTGCGTGGCGCAGGGGAATTCACTGTGCCGGAGTTGGTGGGTCAGGTGTTGGGCTTCACCCCAGATGAACTATCACGTATACGTGAAATCAACCGGACTACCAACAAGTGGCAGCGCAGTATGAAGGAAGAGCGCGGCGAGTTGTTCCAAGAGTTCCGCTATGCGTACGGGGACGGGGACGAAGAAGCGCTGGAAGTAGTGTTCGAGAAGATGCGCAGGTTCAACGCCAAGGTGCCAGTAGGTAGCAGTGGCGCACCGCTGTCCAAGTACCTGATTGAAGGCAAGGACCTAGAGCGGTCGCTGCAGAGTGCGGAAACGTTGGAAGAGAAATCATATCGTGGCGTTGAATATAACGACGGTGAGGAAGAATATTTCTTCCCCTACGAAAGTAGGAAACCAGTTATAGAATAAAAAACCCCCACCGGGGAGGAGCACCGGTGGGGGTAGTATCAACCAAACGGAAGGAGCATCTTCCGGTGTCATGTATAGTCACATTCTCCAGATACGTAAACCCCTAATACCAGATTTGGTGTCAACTACGCTCCGATACACTACTTTTAGCTTCAACCTGCGTAGCACAGGGCGTATCTCTTTCTTTGCAGCTTTTGGGTCTAGACATGGGAAAAATAGTGACGCGCCCTTAGTAAAGGCGCGCCAGTTTATGTCATAGCTGACCCCAGCTACCTTCATTCTGCTTCGGGTGAACCCGCCACAGCTGCAGCCGCAGCAGTGATGCTCTCAATGTCCGTGAACTCTGGGTGAGTTGCATCAAACAACAGTGCCTGTACTGGTAGTGAGTTAACCCGCATGCCCTTGGTCATGCGCTTGTTCTCTGCGTTCAGATACAGACCCTTCGTCTTCATGGCGTTAATGGTCGAACGGTAACCGATGTTACGCGATGCACAGAACTCACGGAACGAGCTAGCGGTTATGTAGACCTTATTAGTGTCAGGCTCATAGCGCACCATAAGCTCACGTAGCGGCTCAAGTGTAGGTGCTTCCTTCATCTTGCTGCGACGGTCTACCCCATCGTTGACCACTAAGATATTACCCAAGCGGTTATTCAAGAACTCACCTAGTATCTGCTGGTCGCCCTCTGGTGGCGGCGTCATTGTGTTGCGCAGGTTGAGCAGCATCTTGCAGGTCCACTTAAAGATTGCAGCAATGTCCCAGTTACACAGACCAAGGTGCAGGGCGATGTAGATACCTGTGATATTAGCTGCCGCTGTTGCCGACCAGAAACGCTCACGCTGTGTTAGCTTAAGCTTGGTGTCGATGCGCTGTTGGACCGTAGCATAGAGCGCCTTAACCTCATCATAGTGCGTAATCAGGTACCGTGCGTAGATATCGCCAGCATGTCCGTAGTTCTCCAGCAGCTGATGGTCGAACATCTTCTTGCCATACTCGATATCAATCGCGTCAGAGTAGTCGATGCTGTACTCGATGATACGCATGGTTTCACCGTCAGGCGACCCCTTATTAATCTCCAGCTTCTCGTAGAACGAGTGGTTAGACGAGCATAGTGCTATGGTCTGCCACGACGTCAGGTTTGCCCGAAGCTCGTTGGCGGATGCTTTCATGCGGTCTTTGCCTGTACCCTGTGTAATAAGGTAGGCAAGCTCACTCAACTGCTTGGGCTCTGTGTTCGACATTTCGTCGAAGCTGATATGCAGGTTACAGAAGACACCTATCTTAAACACCTTCGAGTTGAACGTGTCGTCCTTCTTCGCGCATAGCGCCACAGGGTCGCCGTATACACTGTTAGCCATCAGCAGGGCTGTAGTCTTACCTGTGCCTGACTTGGGGTGCACCACGTTGATAATCGCCCCACGCTGGCCAGAGAAGCGCAAGAGAGGCGCACCGAAGGCGGTAGCTGCTGCAAACGCATGCCCCTCAAGGCCCGGACGTCCGTACAGGTCGAACACTTCGCGCCACTTCTCCAGTGTACCCTTGGCTGTCATGTGCTCCGCTAGTACTTTGGTTACTGAGGACGGAGGACTATGGTACGTCCCCTCTGCGCTTATCTCGCGGTCACCTATGATAAACTTACTGTCGTTATCGACCCATCCAAATTGATTTCGCATTTGCTCTACCTTTGTATTGTGAAAATATTGTGCCACTGATTTAATTATATAATCGACTAGATATGCGTAGTCGGTCTTCGAACTCAACATCACGTGCTTAGAGGCAAGAAGCTTCTTCAGCTCGGTGCCGTCCGCCATCTTGGAATTATGTATCGTGAACTCTTTGACGCCGTCCTGCGGTGTGTGCAGACGGATAAGGGCTACGCCACCCTCGACAGGGTCATCCATCCGCTTGGCCACGTAGATGTCGTACGGATAGACCAACGCAACGTCTTCGACGCCTTCTTCCTCGTCCTTCGGTGCAACTTTGCGCCATACGCCCCCATGCTTGCCACGCACGTAGGGGAAGGGAAACTCGGGTATATGGAACTTTATCGCCCCCAGCTTCGTCTCTTCTATGACTACGTTGTCCTCCGGAGTTGCCTCCTTCAGCTCTTTGCCTAGCGTAATAGGTGAGCGTATCTTGCCAGCATGCGGACACTTTCCGCAGCCGCCGGGGTTGTGCTTCTCGAACTCCGCGCAGGTGTGTGGCCCGAGAATGTGCCCTATCTTCTGCTCGACCTTGTCGGGGTCATAGTCCGGATGGTCTGCAGATAGCTTGTGTATCGCCTTATTACGGTCCTTACAGAACTTTGCGATTGACAACGCCGAGAACCAACGTGGCTCTGATATATGCTCACGGTCTTCGTAACAGGCGTTAAGCTGTGCACAGCCTTTGTCCCCACGGTTCATAATCTTGGCGAAGCTGGACTCCATGCTAGCCTGTATGACTTTCGATAACGGGCTAGGTGCGAACACAGGCAAGTCGCCTAGAGGCGACGGTTTAGCTTCTTTAACACCAAGTATGTCACGTATGTCTGCTATGGACGTCGGCTTGCCGATCATCAGAACCTCTACGCGCAGTGGGTCATCACCCTTAAAGTTAAAAGTGCCGGGAACACGCAGGATGCGCGCCGCCTCGAAGCAGCTGTTATCTACACGCAGTCCCTTGGTGGCACAGACGTCCTTCAGCCGTGCGCATACTGGCTCCCATTCTTCACGTGTAACTTCTTCGGTTAGCGGCCAGTATACGTGCAGACCGCGCCCAGAGTTAACCACGATAGGTTTGGGCATACCTACGGTCTTACAGAAGCCGCGAAGAGCCTCGAAGCCTTCGTCCTGTGTATCGTAATCCTTATCTGGTCCGCAGTCTATGTCGAGCCAGAGCGACTTAAGCGCCTTCACGTTCTCTTTCTTCCGGCTCTTACCGTCAGTATATTTAGCTACACCAAAAAATACGTTCTTACCTTGCTTAAGGAAGGTCTTTACCCATTCGTCCGCCTCCTCACGGCTCTCTGCTAACTCCTGCTGTTTGCTGTCGGGACTAAGCCCGACGATAGCGTACCAACCCTCTGCAGGCTGTACCGCTGATAAAAGGTCAAATTCCTCCGCCACGCAGACACTACTCCATAGGGCAACTCACAAGCCCACTTCTAAAAGAAAATGCTCCCTGCTCCGTTAGGAGACAGAACTCTCCAGACTTGCCATGTATACAGCTATAAGGGCGGCGGGAGTGCCCTGTGGGATGGAAGTCCCACAGAACCAATTATATACTGTCTGCCTTGTTACGCCTGTACACTTA